ATTTTTGGTACAGGAAATAACATACCACTTACACCACTTAGCACCAAAGAAGCACCAATAGCACTTGCAGCAGTACCTATACCAGCGTATAAACCAGCGTTGGCAATCGGACCACCAAAAATACCGAAGGCCGTATTTCCAAATAAACCACCGCCGGGCATCATTAAACTAAAACCTATCAGCGCAGCACCTAACAAAACCTTTCCAAAATTACCACCAGCACCAGTAACGACAGGTACAAACTTTATATCAGATTGGCCTATTGGATAATGAAGTTCCTCGGCTACTACAGTTTCTTTATCAACCAAAACTTTGTAATATCTATTGGCCATGTGCGCTTCAACTTGCGGAAAATTATTAACTAGAAAGGATACGGCCTGTGCAGTTGTTGATACTTCAACGTCAAACTCTTTGTGTCCTACAAACTCTGCTAAGTCTCCGTATAATTTAACTTTTCGCATAACGTAACCTCTTGCCGGTACATTTTAACAACCATGGGTTGTAGGGTTCTTTACAAGATAGTCTATCTGCTAAGTGATGTAAAACCATATCTCCTAAAAAAATTGCCACATGATTCAAACCATTTGCACCGATAGACATAAAAAGTAGGTCGCCTCTCTGTAATTTTTCTTCTTGCCTAAGTTCCCGAAAACCAGTTCTCCAAGCGCAACTTTCAAACATAGGATTTCTTAAAAAATCCTCGGGTGTTAAAGGTCTTTCCCAATCTCTTAAATGAATATCTAATTCGTCTTTGTACCAATCTCTTACAAGTGACCAGCAATCTGTCACGCCCCAGACCCAAGGTCTACCAATAATCGGCGCTTTGTATCCACTAGGTTTATAAAAACCCCATGTTTCTGTCTTCGGGTTAACAATGTACCAAGGTAAACCGCTGTTCTCACAACTTATTTTATCTGCCTCTGAAGCTGCTGCGGGTGTAGTTGGGTGGCTATGAATTATCCCAGTTATTTGTCCCGCCTCATCAGCCTTTACATAATCCTCTGGGTCTAAAATAAAACATTGATGTGAAGTCAAAGCAAGATTTCTACAAGGAAAATATGTTTCTTTGCCTTTGATATTTAACAAAAGTCCTACGGATTCTTTCGGGTCTTGTTCTTTTGCATGAGCAAGTGCCTGATCTTTCCAAGTCATACTGTAATTAATCCGATTGAAGGAAACTCTTTTCTAGTACATTGTCTTTTTGGTGCGCGTACTCCCGCCATATCTGAGGGCGTTGCTAACTCGAAAGTAACAATCTCTCTGTTTTCCTGAGATTTCCTATCAATCAAATAAATTTCTTGTGGAAACTCTGCTGTTGAATCAGGTGTACCGTATGGATTTACGCCCCCGGCAAAGTTCACAGCGTCTAAAAATTTTGCAAGGGTCCTGATTCTAGTAACGGTTGCCCCGGTCAGGTCATTACCAGTTGTAGTTTCATTAACGGTTAAAAGTATTGAAGTGATAGTACCAAGAGCATTACTTACAGTTAGAGTTGGTCGGGGTAATTGACCTTTTTGGTATTTAAAACCAGTTGCCTCAACAGGAAATCTCAAATAAGTATTTCCGGCCCATACGATTTCGCCGTTTGAATTTAAACTACTACCAGCGTGGAAACGATATGTTGAGGCTGAACCATGTAGTGCTGCTGTAGTTGTTAATGTGAAAAGTTCGATTATTGAACTTGGGTTGATATTTTGTAGATCGCTAACAATAGCTGCTGTACTCACGGCTCAAACACCTCCCGGAAAGTAGCATTGATTGTTGCTCTATTCAAATATGGTATTGTTTTTGTCCAGCTTTCACAAACAAATTGACCAGCGCCAGAAACAGTTACAGATACATTCCCACTATTTGTAGCGCTAGATGCAGCCACTACAGTAAAGGTATTTGCATCAGCAGCAGTTGCAACAACAAATGTTCCATCAGTTGCGGAACCAGATGTATAATCAATCGTTACCTCTTCTCCTATTGGTATGCCATGATTGGTAATAGTTATTGTGACAGTTGTACCCGATTGTGAATATGTGCCTGTTTTTGTAAAACCTTCCCCCGGTGGGGTGAATGTAAAACTAGCTGAATCATTTGCCCTGCTATCTAAAAATGCCTCAATTACATCTGCATCTGTTTCAGAAACTTCAAACCTTAAAGAATAAATTTTTGGGTTCTGATGACTTGCTAGTCCAAATAATATCCTGTGTTCGTAGCCATCGCCGAAACGTATTGTACGAGTTGCCGGGGCGCTTCGTTTTGAGATTCCGTATTGTGGTGTGATCGAGGGAAAAGTAGCCATTATGCAAGTAAACCTCCGGGGCGTTTTTGGTTAACAAGTTCTGCTTGTATTGCAGCACTTAAAACGTGACCCAATTGTTTGCCCCTGTCCTCATCGCCTTGAACGGCTGAACCCGAGGCATCAACATTAACTACTACATTTGTAGCACCACCAGTAGAAATACGCCCACTTGATGAAGGTGTAAATATCTCTGGGCCTCTTTCTCCTACCATATAACTAGAGCCTCTCATAACCCCACCACCAATAGAGCGGCCACCACTTAAACCAAAGAAACTACCAAGACCGCCCCCTAAGCTCCCGAGGAACGCGTTAACACCATAACTAATTAAAGACCTCTGAATCTGGCTAAATACGCTTCTGGCGACATCACCAAGGGTTTTAGTGCCATTAATCGCGCCCTCTATCGCATCAACTAAACCTGTGCGTATTGACATTGACATATCGGTATAAAGTTTTGTAAGTTCTGCAACTTGGCTGTACTGTTTGTTGCCCTCGGCAAAAATTTGCTCCATTATTGATTTTCTTTCTTTTTCTGCCTCTGTGATTTGTTCTGTCACTTCACTACTTGCAGTTTTTATTGCAAGAATACTTGTCTCTTTTTCTTCAACTTGCGCCCTCATATCCTCAAGCATAAATAAAAGTGCATTGATTTCATCAAGATTCCTAATACCCCCAAAAAATCCTCTAGAGTTACCAGTGCGATTAACTTGAGTAGAAATTTTATTAATTAAAGATTTTATTTTTTCAAGATCGGCGGGAGTTTGTGCGCTGCCAATCGCACCCGAGGCCATTGTTGCAGACTTTGTAAGCCTTTCTAATGCCTGTGATTCCATTCCTAATGTAATATCACTTCCAGCTTTTGCTAGTTCCTGATATGCCGGGCCTAGCTGCAAATCTTTCATAAGGCTAACTGCCTCTGCAAATCTATTAACAATATTTCCTACGGTTCCTAAAATATCTTTCAATGCTGGACCCAAAACCTCGTCTAATGCTCGAGTCAAGTTACCAACTTGATTAATCAGGTTAGAAAACTGTTGTGATAATGTGCCTTGAAATTCATCAGTTGCTTTTAGAGCTACCCCGGAAGCCTCTGCCTGATTTACTAAATTTTGATTAAATTTGACAAGATCATCATTAATCAAAGGAAATACCGCCTTCATCGCTTCGACACTTCCGAACAGTTTTGCTAACTGATCTGTCGTTGCACCACTACCCGCTATCTGGTCTAATATTCCTCCAAAACCTTTTGCTTCTAGTGCCGCGGCGTTAAACTCTATCCCCAGTTTCTTTGCAATCTTTTCTGCTTCCCCGGTAGGTTTTAAAATTGATACGATGGCTTGGTTTAATCCTGTAAAAGTCTGTTCTACCGGGACACCTTGCGCGGTTATTGTTGCTATCGCTGCGTTTAATTCATCAATACTTATACCAGCAGATTTTGCGGTAGGTGCGATTCTACCTATCTGTCTTGCATATTGGTCAACAATAATTTTACCGTCATTTTGAGTTTGTATAAATCCATCTACTATCTTGGTAGCCTTATCTGCCTCTAAACCATAGGCGTTCAAAACACTTGTTACCGCGTCAGATACCGTCCCTAAATCTGACATACCACCAACAGCACCCAAGGCTGAAGCCTCAAGTACTTGTGATGCTTCCGCTGCATCTGTAAATCCAGCAGAGGCAACGTCATAACTAGCGGCTAATAACTCTGTCTGTGAATATGCGCCTTCAAGACTATTGCTTAAATGTAAAAGATTATTTGAAAGTACGTCTACGTCAACCCCTAAAGTTCTAACTGCTGTTCTTGCCTGTTCTGCTTCGTTAAACCCTTTGAAATAATTCCTGACACTAGCCGCTACCAGTAATCCACCGGTCAAAAATCCAAACGCCTGACGTAGACCGCCAACCGATTTCGTTAATTGTTGTGATGCTCCTTGAGCCTGACGTAATCCACGAACTGCCTGTTGTGAATTGACTCTCAGGTCAATATTTGAAATAGCCACAAAGTTTTCCTATCGAGTGCGGGACTTTGATTCCTCAATGTGCCGTTTTTCCCTTTCGGACTTCAATTCAAAATAAGCAGCGTAGAAAATAAATTCTTTGTCTGTTATTCGGTCTCGAAGTTCTCCTACCGTCATTCCTAGCTCGCAAGATAAGAAAAACTCAAAGTTGAGCCAACTATCTTGCTCTAGGCGTTTTTTGCTTCGCCCAATAC